TACTAATTTTGTCCTTTATCATTTTAATGAAATTAACAATGTAATTATGGTTGATTTACCTCGTAAAAGAGATCTACCAAATGGTATTGATAAATTTATAGTATTACCAGAAAATATACACCCCTATATTAAAAATAATATTGATTACTTTGTGAATCAAATAGGATTAGTAAATACTAATGAAAGTTTTACAATAAATCCTCAAAATAGGCAACTTTCTTAAAACAAATTATATTTATATAAAAACACACTAATGGGATATTTAAATAACTCTTCTATCATAGTAGATGCGATTTTAACAAAAAAAGGTCGCGAATTATTAGCCAGACAAGATGGCTCATTTAAAATCACTCAATTTGCATTGGGTGATGATGAAATTGATTACACTTTATTCAATGAAAACCATCCTAATGGTTCACAATACTCAGGAGAAGCAATCGAAAATATGCAAATTATTGAAGCTTTTCCAGATGATAATAATATTATGGTTTCTAAACTAGTTACTCTTCCCAGAGGCACTACTAAGATGCCTGTTGTTACAGCAAATGTATCTAAAATTCAGCTTTCTTTAGGTTCTAATACAGTTCTTAATCCAGAAACACTTAATTTAAATGGTGTTGCTACTCTTAAAGAACCAGCAGGTTATTTAGCTACTATAGCTGATAGAAGATTATTAACTACATTTACTGGAATAGGTACAAACGAAAAAGCTACATCTACACAACGCCCTTATTCAAATACTACCCTTTCAGAAACTATTAAAGGTTCAAGCTTCTCACTTACAGCAATTAGTTCAACTTCATTATTTGGAACTAACGACAGACTTTTAACTTCAATTACTCTCGAAGGAATAGAAAGTGGAGCAAGAGTTACTATCCCAGTAGAAATCAGTAAGGATGTAATCGCAGTAACAGCTACTCAAGCCCAAACAGGAGTAACACTAAGATAATAAAATATGGCTACTTATAACAGATACGCACAAGATGATATAGTAATATCAACTGATAGAGTTTCAACCTCTACATGGAGTAATAATACAAATGATTTAAATGTAGCATATACATCCTCTACTCAAGCTAGTTTTGGTAACGCAACTTCTAGTGGGGCATTTAGAATAGATGTATTTAATTTGCCTACATCTTCAACTTCTGAAGAAGTACAATACTCTGCTTTATATGGAAATAGAAGAGGAAGTGGATCCTTAGATTTTACCCCCCTTACGGGTTCAAAAGGCCTTAGCGCTACTAGAGATATATATTCTCAATATAGAAATTTAGTATTTGGAACAGAATTAACAGATTTTACTTTTGATACTGTAACTCCTGATGATATATTTGTTATAAATGTTGAAAGGTCAAGATATAAACAAAATCTTAAACCTGGTACTTTAAATTTATATCTTTCTAGTAGTACAGGGGAACTCCATCTTACAGATGATTCTATTACTAAAACAGGAAGTGCGGTAATTACAAATATTGGCCGACAATTCAATATTGTATCAGGATCCAATGGAGTAATGTCAGGAAGCGCATTAGGACAAACAACTCAAGGAAGTTATGGTTTATTTTACCCAGATGCCGGTATATTATTATTTAATGCTGCAGCAGTTAGTCATTCTATTGGCATAGCTATAGATAGAAACCCTAATAATGATAGTAAAAATAATCAAAAGTTTTATAATGCTATATCTCAATCAGGAAAGTTTATATTAGATTCTGAAGAAAAAATCACTTCACAATATTATTTTACTAGAGTAAAAAACCAAGAATTTAATTACACAACCAATTCTTCCTTTATAGAAACAGATGGTACTTTATCATTTAGCTCAATGAATGATAATCCAAGAACATATATTACAACTATTGGTTTATATAACGATGCAAATGAATTAGTAGCTGTAGCTAAAATGTCTCAACCGCTTTCTAAAGATTTCACAAAAGAAGCACTAATAAAAGTTAAGCTTGACTATTAATGTTCGTATACAAAAAATTAAAGGCCAGCGATGTAAGTATTACACCGTCTGAAGCCCATAAACAGTATTCGTATGATTCTTCGTCTGCGGGGGCTAATGGGCTAACCTTTAATACAGCTTTATGGACATCTGAAAGTAAAGCCCATTATTCTACTAATACACTAGCAGGTAATTTCCAAAATCATAGGAAATATTTCCAACTAGATAAAATGTTTTATCGTGATTATATCACAGATAATGCTAATCTTATTCCTGATGTAAATTACATCAAACAAGAACGCAGATTATATGATAAAACCAATATATTAAGTATCCCACAAAATTTATTTGGTAGTAGAATACATCCTTCTTCATTTAACCTTACAGGAAGTTTCAATAGTGGAAACACTAATATAGAGATTAAGGATGATGGTCAAGGTAATGTTTACCCCACTACTTACACATTAGGGACTACAAATTGGCCTTCCGAAAAGGGTAGAATAGTATATATAGGTCCTGTAAAAGGATTTAAGAAAAAAGACCTTACAACAATACCTGGAACTGGACAGAAAATTGTAAATGGTGATGATTCGTTTACATTAGAAAATGTATATGATGATTCATATTATATTAACCAAGTTGATTATAATAAAGTTACATTTAATGGTGATACACCTTTAACCTTCATAAACACAGGAAATGAGGGACACTTAAGGTTAGATCATGATTCTAAATATAATTTTGGGTTTGATGATGATTTTAATATTAGTTTTTATTTTAAACCGACTGAAATAGATTCTCAGAGAGCAGCCTCAGCCCAAGGTGAAAAATATTATATTATTGCTAAATCTGATATTAAAACCATAATTCCTACCCCTAGTGAGGGGCAAGCCGAAACCCTATCTACTTTTGTAAGTGGTAATTTACAAACATTAGATGTACCTGCTGAAAATTCTTATCCATTTAAAGTATATTATACTGATATTGAAACTAATACTGGTTCTATATTTTTTGAAAGAAGTAATGGCAGTTTATTATCATTTGTATCTACATCTCTATTCTTTTCAGGTTCCACAGATGAACTTATTCATGTTTCTGTTCAAAAATCAGGAAGTGAATTACAAATATGGAAAAATGGTATAAAAGCCGTTTCAGGAAGCGATATTGATCCTGTAGTTTGTAAAGATCAACCTCCAACTAATGAAGCTAATCTTTATATAGGCTCAAGAGGTAATATTGATAGCTATCTGAATAGTAATTTATCTCAGATTATGATTTGGGATGGAGCATTATCAGCAACCCAAATCCAGAATATATCTGAAAGTATAACAGGTACACCTTATATTGGTAACATTTTTTATGATGAAGGTTTTGTAACAATAAACCACCCATCATATTCGGATGTTTTACAACAATATGGATCATCTCAATCACAAACCATCACACTAAATCCAACTTTAGGGGATGAATTTAATTATGATGTATCCACAATAGCATTTAGTAACCCTACATTTAACTTTACGGATGGTGCTTACTTTTATAATGCAAATTCTAAGTTTTGGTTTAGTGCCACAGACTACAGTTTTATAAATCCTACTACAGTTAATAATGGCTTACAGGCATCAGGTTTTTATACATTTTCACCACAATCTTCTAATGTAAATTTAGGTAATGTAACATTAGCAGGTATTAATAGAGAAGTTTTAAGGTTTGATTTTATGACAGCTTCGGCTTTCAATGTGAGTGATCCTAATATTCAACCATTTACTCCCTCTGGGTCTAATAATAGTATTACACCCGGTTATCTTCCATATGGTGATCCCACTGCAACTACTTATGCCTTTTTATCTTCTTCTACCCTTGAATTTACAGAAAATGTTAATATATTATTTGCTAGTAATTCACAAGTTATATATACCGATAGTTTTCCAGGGAGTGATTCCTCAATTTCAGATACATTATTTGGGTTTGGATCTAGTCCTTCTGCTATAGGAACCGCTAATCTATCTAACTTAGGAGGTGAATATGAAGACAGTGCTGTAACTGGTATTCATTTAATAGCAACAAGACCTAACACTGAAGATTATTTTTTAGGTAGTCTTGTTAATACTGTAAACCAAACATCAGGAGTAGGAAGTGAAGATTATGAAACTACTACTTTTACTTTTAGTTCTCAAACAATACCTTTTGGTATTACTCAAGGAGCCCAATTTAGAACATCTCCCCACCACGATATAAAAATATTAACAACCCCACCAAATTCTGATGGTCAACCTGTATTAATAACTGTTAATGGTAATATTTCTAATTTAGACCTCATTCCCGGTGATAGGGGAGGAGAACCTGCCAAATTACATGTTAGGTTATTTGTAAATGGGTCTTCATTAGGTGATATATTGTACAATGATAGTTTTAGTGGAGGGGATTTTACGGCTAATTACTCTACTCACCCAGGAGGAGTCCAAAATGCCCAAAACTTAAACCCAGGAGATGAACTTACAGTTGAAATTAAGGTTAGAGATTGGGATTCAAGCGGAAACACCTACAACTATAAAATAACTAATTTTGAAATAACGGCACCTGATCCAGGCAATGTATTTGATAACCATATAGTAGTAACAAGTTCTATTGATACTAAACTTTCTGCATCTTATACAATAGAATTAAATGATATAGATCCTCAAGCCGCTACTGATGTAGATTCTAGATTTTTAGGATTACACCAAGATGGAAATAATAATGATTTAGGAGTTAGAATTAGCCTTTATAAAAACACTGGAACTTATTCATTATTAACTAGTTCATTTTATGTTTCTGGTTCTGCTTTTAGTGGGAGTGATTTTTCATATACACACTTAACTAGCCCAACAGAAGAAGAATCTTTACTACTATATGCTATGGCAGGGAATGAAACTAATTCGGGTAGTGTTGAAATTGGTATTAGCCAGTCATTTAGTTTAAGAGGACCTTATAGCGTTCTAGAAAAATCTGGGTCAAACGAATTATATTTAGATACTAGTTTAGGAGTAAATTTTGAAAACCCAGATTTTGCACCTATAATAACATTCCAACAAAGCTCTGGATCTATATATGGTATTAACCCTGTAACTATTAATTCTCTTAATGGAGCAATTGCTACTGTTTCAGATGAATATTTAATAACTGATTCTATCCCAGCTACTGCTTCATATTTTGTAAAACAAAAAATATCTGCTTCGACTGAACTATCAGTAGTTACTAGTTCATTACTTACAATTGAAAATTTCTTTTTAGGAACAGGATCCCTTCCTAATACTAATTATTCTTCAAGTTTAATTACTAATAATGGGGTTCCCAGACTAAGAATATATAGTGGTTCTGATTTAGTTAATACTGTAGTAGGTTCAAATGCTTCTTTAAAAATAGAAAATGAACCAATTGGGTATTTTGCTAGTGGTTCTACTTTAGGAGTACATTTAGATGTTGTTGATTCAACTTCTCCCTCAACTGCTATCACTAGTAGTGGTGGAGAAGGATTTTCATTGGATAAACTCCAAATAACAGGAATTACTAGTTCTATAACTTTATCTTTAAGTGAGTCTTCTACAACATATTTTGATCCAGATATTAACCAAATACAGTTTATTTCCCCTATGGGATCTACGGGTAATTCTAATTTACCTTTTAATACAGGAACAATCACAGCTAGTGTTGATTTTGTAGATATTAATACAGTTACTTTAGATTCTTCTGTAGCCGCTTTATTCACCACAGAATCAGTAACAGCTGAAATGGTAGCAGCAGACTTAGGAAGTGGCTTCCCTATAACAATTACATGGACATTTGAAGCTGCATCTAGTGGTTCTATATTTAAATATGAAACCGGATCTAGTATATATACTAGTATACTTGATATTATTAAAACTATAGGAGACACAGATAATAATGAGGGATTAACTTTGTTTATAAAAGACCCTAATGGCACTACAATAGTTACTAGTTCATTCATAAATTCAGCTTCTGTAGCTACAAATCCTTTTACTTTATCTACAGGAAATTACTTTACTTCTAGTGTAGCTGGATTACACACAGTAGAAATAAAAACTACTAATAGTCATAGTGTAGAAATTCCTGTAACATGGGATATTGGGATTTCCAATATTATTAATACTAATTATAATAATTTTAGCCCAGATACTACAATAGGCTCACCAGTTTTGACTGAATTATCAGCATCTAATACCTCTAATAACATACAAAAAGCAAAATTCGCAGATGAAATAGGTACTGAGAATATGTTTAAGATAATATCTTCTCATTCAAATACAGGCTCATTCTCTAACAGCCCATTTACTGTAGGAACACAAGAAATAGAAGGAACCTATATCGATCCCTCAATAGGTATTGCTCCTATTCCAGGAGGGGGAATTATGCGTCAAATAATATTAGATACTCCTATATTTATTACATCATCAGATAACATATCTATTACTGGTGGATTTGCTGAAACACAATATTTTTTAACCCAAGAATCACAAAGCGCAACCTCATTACCTTCCCCCATTACAGAAGGGAATTTTACAATAGGTGATATTCAATACAATATTGAATCTATAGATGGAATTAATTTTATAATAGATACCCCTTTAATAATCACAGGTAGTACTAATGTAACTTTAAATTATCATAATACTGCTAGTAATGATTTCACAGTTAATTTTAAGAATAGCCATTTAATATTCGAACATGAATATCAGTGTAGTATAGATGAAGATGAATATAACTTCACACAAAACGTTTCAACAAGAAAAAATAAATCAAACCAATCAGCAGACCTTGCAGATTGTGTAACAGGTTCTATAGACAATAGTCAGATTACACTCTTTAAACCATATGTAACAACAGTTGGCTTATATGATGATGATCTTAACTTATTAGCTGTGGGTAAATTTGCCCAACCTGTTAAGACATCTGAAGAAGCTGATATGACGTTTGTTATAAGATGGGATACATGATAATACCAAATAGTTACGAAGAATTTCCAGAAGGCACCTATGGGTACGTTTACCAAACAACCCACATCCCTACTGGTAAAAAATATGTTGGCAAAAAATCACTAATATATAATTTAAAGAAAAAGTTAGGTAAAAAAGAACTAGCACTCCATGAGGGTAAAGGTCGACCACCTAAATTTAAAATGATTCAAAAAGAAAGCGATTGGAAAACCTATTATGGTTCACACCAATTTATTAAGGAGGAAGTTAAAAAAGGTAATCAAGCTGATTTTAAACGTGAAATACTCCAACCTGCTTTCTCTAAAAAAGAATTAACTTACTTAGAAAACAAATACTTATTTAGTTTAGAAGTATTAGAGAGTGACGAATATTTAAACGATAACATTGAAGGACGGTATTTTAAGAAGGATTTTGATATGTGAACTTTCATTCGTACCTTGGGAGTATGAAGGAAGATCAATTGGTATATTTGCTCGAAAGTCTCCTAGGAAGAAGCAAAATGGCCCGAGGAGGAGACGAAGCAGTTTTTACATGTCCCAACTGTAATCACCACAAGAAAAAATTAACCCTAAACAAGTTAACCCAAAAATACCAATGTTGGGTTTGTGGTTTTAAAGGAGCTAGAGCATTACAACTCCTCAAATTTATTAAAGCTCCATATACAGCGTTTCAAGAATTACAAAGTATTGACGCCCAGTATAATTTTAAAACCAAACAAGTAGAGCAACCTAAGGATCAACTCCAATTACCCGAAGGATTTACTACACTACTTAAAGGTAGAGGTTTAACTAGAGATAAAGCATACCACTATATATTATCTAGAGGAGTTACTGCTCAGGATGTAGTTAAATACAATATAGGATATATTGAAGATGGCCCATTAAGTAACTTCATTATTATTCCTAGTTATGATAGAAATGGCTTTTTAAATTATTGGGTTGGGCGTTCATTTGACCCAGATGCATACCATAAGCATAAATTACCTCCTACATCAAAAGATATTATTGGGTTTGATATGTTAGTTAACTTTAATTTACCCCTTATTCTATGTGAAGGTGCATTTGATGCTATAGCACTTAAACGTAATGCTATACCTTTATTTGGTAAACGTATTAGTAAAACGTTATATAAAGAACTTGTTAGAAGTAAAGTAAAACAAATATATCTTGCATTAGACCAGGATGCTATTAATGATTCCCTTAAATATGCTAAGGAACTTATGGCATATGGTAAAGAAATATTTTTATTAGAACTCCAAGATAAAGACCCAGGTGAAATAGGATTCACAGAAATGACCCATATCCTACAGAATGCAAAACCATTAACTTTCCAAGGCTTAGTAGAAAAGAAAATCTTGTATCAATAATTGATATGTATTAACAAACTATAGTTTAATGAAAATAGCTCTATTGCCAGGTGGTTTTAAACCACCTCATTTAGGTCATTATAATATGGCAAAGTATTTAGCAAATTTTGCTGATAAAGTTATAGTTCGTATTGGGCAAAAAGAAAGAGATGGTATAGGTAAAGAATTAGCTCTTGAAATATGGAGTTTTTATAAAGAATTTGACCCCGATCCTCGCTCAGAAAAATTAATTATAAGTGTTGCACAATCCCCATCACCTGTAAAAGATGTATACGACTTTGTAGAAAAAACTGCACCAGAAGGATCTACAGTTATTTTGGGGTTAGGTGAAAAAGATTCATCTGATGGCCGTTATAATAGTATTCCTAAATTTGCTGAACCACGTAACATTAAAGCTGATATTGAATTAGTCCCACCACAAGCTGGGGGAATTTCAGGTACTCGTATGCGTGAAATAATTAAAGCAAATGATAAAGCTGAATTTTTTAAATTTATTCCCGATTACCTTCCTGAAGAAATTAAAGAAGAAATTTGGACTAAATTAGTAGACACTACAATGCCTGTTCAAGAATTTATGGGGGGTACTATGAATAAACAAGAAATGGCTAAACATATGGCTAATATGAAAAAGCTAAGAAAATACCTTAATAAGGTAGATTCTCATGGTCAAATGGTTCAAGTGCCTTCTAAATTAACTAAAGGATTACGTAGGAAATTATATGAAGGTCGTTATGATCAAGAAACTTTATTACAAGGTAGATTTTTATTTGATAAATTTAAAGCTAACTT